GCATTATCTTCCTTTCCTACGGTCAAGTTAGAGCATTACATTGGCAACATTTGGTATTGACACGCCGAGGTCGTCAATAGCCGAAACCCACACTACCGCGCCCGGGTCCATTTTGTCATCATAAATCTTGTAAGCCTCAAGCTTGCACACGTTTGAGTCATCCGACCACACACCTGCGTTCGTCAAGCTGTCAGCAACAGCGCGAACCAGTTTGTCTATGTCGGGCGGGACAATCGGCAACACCCTTTTATTTGGCGCAACAGTTTTAGGTCGAGGCAGGATAAAAAGCACCCTAAAAGAAACAGGGCCGGTTAGGGTTTCCCAACCGACCTCTGCAACAGCCTCTAAAGCCGTCTCTGTAACCTTTTTCCGCCAAGCCGGTAACTTTTTCGAGGCTTCAATAAACCTCCCGTTACCGACGCTTTTCTTCGAGCCCTGTGGTGCCGGAACACCATAAGCCTGAAAAGAAAGCTCAGTGTTTAGAACGGCGCACTCTCTTCAATCGGGCTACCGGAGCCAAAAACGTCATGCACTGCCGCGTGACCAATCTTGGAAGCGTCTTTCGCGCGACGCTCTACCTTCGACATTTCCGAAGCGCGAACATTCAACGCGACCCCCTTCGAGCCGTCCTTCTTGTCAAACAATTTAGTTTTCAAAGTGCCGACTACCGCTACCTGATCGCCTTCCTGGAAGCCGGGCTTGCCGACAACCGAAAAGTAGTCCTTGCCGACAACCTTCCACTCGTCCTGATCGTCCTTCATCATTTGCGAGTGGGCGATATCGTAAGAGTGTCCCCAGTCGAACTCCCGGACCCCGTTGATAAAACCAGTGAACTCAATTTTTACTGCCATTGTTGCCCCTCCATTTTGATATGTGTTTTTTCGATACAGTCATTATTACCACAAAGCCTTTTTCCAGGCAAGTATATTTCACCCGTTTCTGTAACCGGTGTGATTTCGTCAGCGGCAAAGTAACCATGCCACGGCAAGCACTTGCCAAGATCTGACCGAACTGTTTTCATGCGCCTGACGCGACAGGAAGCACAAAAAATGACGTTCTTACGGGTAGTCGGGGATTCCCAAACGTACCCGCAACGGCGACAGTGAAGAGTTGGCACCAAGCCATACTACACACCGCTGTCATTTGCAACCGAACTCACCTTCACGACACTCCCAATGCTCACCCTGATCATGCAAAGACCGAACCCACTCGCGCCTACCCGGTCCGTCCGCAGCAGGAGCAAACGGTTTTCCCCACTCGTTCAAACGCTCACGTTCCGGCAACAAGTCATTCTCCCAAGCGTCAGCGTTCAACCAAGTAGCAGGGTTCTTTGTGAACTGAGGGTTACGGTTGGGATCGTCACGATACTTTTCAACACCTTCGAGAATTGTCGAGAGCGTTGCTCTCTTCAAAGCACTCTCAAGTGCTGTTTGTGCTTTTCTCTTATCTGCCTTCTTCGGATATAAGTTCCAAAACTGATCAAAAATATCCTTCTTGTTTTTTAGTTCTTGTTCTTTGGTTATCGTTAGGGCGACATTCTTGTCCCCTCGTCGGACATTTTTGTCGCCTCGTCGGACAATTTTGTCCTCTCGTGGGACATTTTTGTCGGGGGACATTTTTGTCCCTCCAGGCTCATCCATCGCCAAAATGTAAATGTTCGAGTGGTACCTGCCGCGACTCTCACGTTGTATAGCACCAACCTCGATGAGCTCCCCCACAGCGCGCTCCACCGTCTTCACGGACATATTCATGCGCTCAGCGAGAGTTTCCCTCGACGGGAAAGCCCTCCGGGTGTTGTAATCCGCATATCGCGCCAACACCGCATACAACCGAAAGGCGCTGTTAGAGATTTCCAGGTCGATAACCCACTCGGGCACCAAGGCGAACTTGTGCTCCAAGCTAATAGTTGAACTCATTTGTGATCTACCCCCAAACCAATGTGAAATCCTTGAGACCTTGAGTTTGCGCTATAACCGGCAACGGATCGACTGCCTGACCTTCAATGTGCAACTCAAAATGCAAGTGCGGCCCGGTTGAAATGCCCGTGTTGCCTACAGCGCCAATTTTCTGCCCGCGCTGCACAACGGCACCGACGCGCACATCGTCTGGGATAGAACCTTCCTGCAAATGGGCGTACAGGGTCTCCCAGCGTTCCACTTTATCCCCGGTTACGGGCACAATATGTTCTATTTTTACCCAAACCCCGTAGCTCTCGGCGAAACCAGCTTGAACCACTACGCCATCTAGCACAGCCCTGACGGGCTTGCCTGCGCCGGGTGCGAAATCTACGCCTTGATGATTGGTGCTACAACTAGCACAAGGGGCAACCCTCCAACCGAAATTACTACTAACCACATAATTATCAACAGGCAAAATCGCGCCCGCGTAGTTCAAATAGTTTGGTCTTTGAATTGTTTGCGTATAGCGACTGGTGTTCACAAACCCCGCGTCTTTTCGCATATCCAACGGCGTTACGCCAAGGATTTCTAAAGGATCCGCCTGCCGTCCGCCCACGCCGAGCTCGCTAGCCGAACTGCCAGAAGCTACCATCTCGTCTGTGTCATCCAGCGTGAAAATCAAAGGCATAAAAATGTAAACAAAAACAACCAGGTAGGGGACCGTCAAGTTCCGATCCCGAAGCCTTTTCCTAATTCCTAACATTATTGCTCCCCTTCCATTCCCAATACGCAGCAGCCTTCCGTGACTGCTCCCTGTGTTCTAAAAAGTTCCGAGGGTGGTCAAAAGACTCTTCCCTCAGTCCCTTCAAGTCAATGCCGAGCTCTTTAGCCCAATCGACTTCAGTAGTACCCTTCTCCGTCTTCATACACTTCCTTCGTTCCGTCCATTTTCAGAACGTACCAGAGTTGTGTCACCACGTCAAAGACCGGGAGGTTGTGGCTTTCCCAAGATCGAAGTTTGTGCCCGAGGTTACGCGCCGAGCTAGCCACTAAACCAACCGACTCCATTTCGCCGTTATATTGAGCGCAGACAGCCATCAACCATTCAGGCCTATCCAGCAACTTTGACCCGCCGTGCCCGCGATTTCTACGGTGATGCACCACAAGATCGTTGCTTTCTCCGCAATGGAAACAGTACGGGTCTCTCGCAAGAACCTGTTTCCTAATCGAGGCCTTCATGCGCTCTCCCGTAATCATCCTCGAACCGAACAATGTCGCCGCCGTCGATCAAGCCAGCCGTCACAAAAAACACCTCCATGTCTCCAACCATTGCGGAAGCGCGATGCAACTGACCCACGTCAATATAAATTGAATCGCTAGGGCCGATCAAAAACACTGATTCCTCGACGACAAGCTCGCCGTTACCAGATTCGACAAACCAAAAGTGCGATTGACCCTCGTGTAGATGCAACGAAGTGCGCTGCCCCTCGCGCAACAAAAACTTGCCCATGACGAATCTCTCGCCAACAATCCACTCGTCTACGGTCCCCCAAGGCTTTTCTTGAGTCATTTGCCCGAACCCCAACCACCGCCACGGAACGATACCCCCCCCAGGGAGGGTTTTTTTGTCATGGCGTTACCACAGTCATTGCAAGTTACCTTTACGCCAGCGTCAATAGAATGTTCCACAAGGCGCGTTTGTTCACAGTCAGAACAACTGTAAACATAGGTTGGCATTTATAGCTTCATTTCCGCTTGCATAATTTTGGACATGGTTGCGTTAGCCATTATTTCACCCTCAAGCGACTTTAGTTTCATTTTGACACGGTTCACCTTGGCTTTGCACACATCGCGGTTCCAGCGGGCGTCCGCGGCTTCTAAACGCGCCAACGCCTGCCTGTCAGCAACAGTTCCCTGTGCGTCAATGAAAGCTTTTGATTCAATCAAATCCAGATCTCGCTCAGCGTCAGCCAGCTCCGTCTCAGCCTCAAAAAGGGCTTCCACTCCCTTGCGGGTCATCGCTGTTAGCTCCTGCAAGCCCTTCATGATGTCGGAGGGCAACATTTATTGTTTCCATCCTCTCCAAGAGGTGTGCTCGCCAAAATTCCACGTTAGAGTCATTTCTTTTTACCGCCTCCAGATACGCCTGTAGAAGCTCCTGTGCGCTTGCCTTCAGCACCTGAAAGTCCTTCTGCACGATTCTTCACCTGCTCTAATATCTTTTGGTCTGCACCCGCAGCTTGAGCTTCTGCCCATAACAAACGTAGCGCACTCACGTCACTCAGAGTTTCCGCCTCGGCAATATAGTCACGGTTTCCCGCCGGAACTTTACGCATCTCCTCCCGGCTCGCCCGCTTCGAGCCGTGCATACCGAGGTTCGCCAGGCACCTGCCCACAGATGACGTTTCCGTTAGCTCCGCCGCAAACACACTTGCGCTCTTCTTTTCTGTCGCGTGACCGACAGCCTTCGGTAGCCCAGCTGCTTGATCTCCAACATTCAAATAGATGTAAGTTTTGAAAATCCACTCGGCGTCATCGGGTATAAGTTCCGTAATAATACGACCATCTTCGTGCTCAGCCAGGAATCTGGCGATCCTAACTTCCACCATGTCGTACTGATTTGGGTCCCATCTCATTACCGTTCTCCCTTCACTACGAGCCAAGGCTTCCCTTGGGCTCTTGCTTGTCTTTGCGCCACGATAACTTTTTTGCCATCGCGCATGACAAAACCATACTTGGCTTTGCCCATCGAATCCAACACCATTGACTTAGTTTCGTTGAAAAGTTTTTCCGACTCCAAGAAACCATGATGAGCTCGCAACAAAAGCTCACCGTTCTGACCCAAGTCCACTTCCTCATTCCCTTCAATGTTGGGGTTCATGTAACGGACGGCCTCATAAGTTGCCTTGCTGCCATCCCAATCCGGCTTTTTCATGTTCTGCAAATGATCCCAAAACCGAGTCGCCGACTCAATCTGCGCGTCGATCTGGAAATTATCCCGGTCTACCCAACGCTCCTCATAGTTCCAACCAGCGACAGCAACAATGACCGAACGTTCCAAACCGAAAACCGACATATAGTGCTGCACCTGCGCCACATAAGCAGGAGGCGCCTCAGCCCACGTCCCACGAGACGTTTTGACCTCCACCACAATCCACTCATCGTTCTTCGCGTCATAAGCAAGAGCGTCGGGGTTGGCGTGCAAAAAATCATAATGAGGGTGCCTATACGTCCCGACCTCATACACCTCAAACTCCGGGTGCTCCTCAGCCCATAACGACAACACCGGCTTCTCAAAGGCCCGCCCAAAACGGATCGACCAAGACGACAGCGGAGGGTCGGGGATCTGCCCAGTGCGCTTCGCCCACAAAGCAAACGCCGACTCCCAAGGGTTCAAACCCATGATCGTGCCCACCTCAGAACCGCCAATACCCTCACGCCTCATCTCGTGCCACTCTTCAGAGCCAGCCTCGGCAAAACCAAGCTTCACTGCCCCATTGAAAGTGTCACCCTCAAGAGTTTTGTAAATATCGTTTTTATCCATAGGATTACCTTATGACCAACGGCAGACATCTCAAAATGCTTTACTTCGAGCTTCAAGATGTAATGAGCGCACAAGAAGAAACGCTTGGCTGCCAAGAAGTCCCAGACGTGTTCTTCCCTGAAGACTTCAGCGACAAACGAGTAAGAGACGAAAGCGTCGCCCTTGCCAAAGCGTTATGTAAACAATGCCCCATCCAACTTGAGTGTCTCACTTACGCGGTACAGGCAAAAGAAGAATGGGGCATATGGGGCGGAAAGACGCCCAGAGAGCGTCAGCCGTCCTCGGGCTCCAAATCCAGGTGAACAGTCATGGTGGCGTCTAAAAGCGCCTCAGACAGCTTCCTAGCCTCTTTCAGAGTCAAAACAAGGGTCCCGCCCTCGCCACCGTGAACAACATCGAACCCTTTTTCAGAGGTCACAACAACCTCGTCACGATCTCTCTCCACTTCAAACATTTCTACCCCTTCGGTATTAGATAACTGAAACATTTGCAGTAAATCACAAATCGTAAACAAAGTCCAGCACCAGGAACACAAAAACCCCCTCCCAGCGGATCAGGCTTTACGGGAAGGGGCTTCTGTTGTTAGGAAGGAAAGGTCATTACTGACACGACTCACAATCTACCAGAGATTGCGGGTCCACGCTACAAACGACACCATCAACAACTTCATTCACTTTTTTTCCTCCACCTTTTTGTCGTATTGCAAAACAGATGTCAAAAGAGACATGACACCAGCCAGAGCTGAAACGCTCAAGAGATTTATTATATCTATCTCAAGCACACCGACAACTCCGGCAGCTGTCAAGGTTGCAATAGCCGTCTGGCTTGCAGTTTTGATTGCCCTCTCGCCCGCATACGACCAATAACGTCTCCACTTATCCATCACTATCTCCCTCTTTCTTATACAGCGACTTATCTTCCCACACAGCGCCAAAAATGTAGCTGGTAAGGATGAGCGTTATCAAAGCTACACCACCAGTCACCAAATCACTAACATCAACGCCACCAGTGAAAAGCACAGCAACAGTGCTACCGATAAGCATAAAACTACCAATAATGAACGAAGCAAAAATGTAACGACGCCTGTTCTTCCAAGATGGTTTACTCATAATAAATTTGAGTCCTTTCAGATACGATTTAACAATACTGCGAAGCATGATTAAGGAACTAAAGAAACAATCCAAGGCATAACAGCGGCCACCAGGCCGAACCCGCCAATGGCTTGCCACATACG